TGCTGTATCTCATAAATCGCTTTCGTGGTTGGTAAGTCATGTTCCATCAAGTAGTCTACTATCTCATCTTGTGGTATAGCCTTTGTGCATATATTGTTCTCCCAGTAGGTTGCTTTAATGTCAGGCTTCTGTGCCAGTTGGTACTTCTCAGCCATCTTATTCATGCTAGGGTATGGTGTAGTCTGTGCTTCTAGCATAAAGTCCACTAGGGAACAATCCCATACTTTCACAGCACTAACATCTATTCCGTACTTTCGTAACCAATGCAAGTCAAACTTAGCATTAACAAATAGAATCATATCCATTGTGTCTATAACAGTTTGTATTTCACGTAGAGACTCGCCATAAGGCTCATCATCATACTCAATGTTCCAAACCTTATTACCAATCCCTATAAAACAAACTGCATTACTAGCATCTGCAAAATTGCCCTTATTGCTAATAGTTGTTTCAATGTCTAATGCTTCTATGTTCATAACTTATCTCCTATACAATATTATACCATGTATTTAAGAATTCCTTAAATTCTTTTTTGCTTCTAGCAACTACAGTGAAGCCACTAGAGTGTACTTGCCATACTTTATTTATTCTCATTCCACTTTCAGTGTCTCCTATAATTACTAACACGGTGAAGTTATTTAATTTTGCGAATTGGTTTAATAGTATTTGCTGTCCTAGCCCTATCTTTTCTCCCTCTCGTTTCCACTCTCCTATTAGAAACCTCCCCCTACGCTCTAGTACCATATCCAAATTACTTGGAAGTATCTTGCCCATTAATCCTGTTAATTCTCCAAAGTCTATATGTGGTGCTACCCTGTTTCTCATTGCAGTGGTCATATTTTCCTTTACATATCTTTGTATATAGATAAATGAGGAACAATCATAACTTGGTGGGCTTTCATGTGCCGCATACTCTCAACCGTGTCTGAGTTCCCACGTAGTTTATTCTTAGGCAAGCTAATATACCTAACGTCTTCATAGCCATCTTTGTTAGTTCTACCAATGCCTATAATAAAGTCCATCTCACTAGGTTTAGCTGTCTTACTGTCAGCCAACTGGCTCTCGTCTAACACCATGGTGTTGTGTGATGAATTGTCTGCTTGCCCTATGGTAAGTACAGGACATTGTGTCTTAGCAATATCACGCCAAAACTTGTAAATCTCATGTAACACTAAATCTTTTCTATCTCCACTAAATCCTTTTGTCTTATCAGCATTGTCAATAACAATCAACTCAGGGTTATGTTCCTCAATTCTTGCGAGAATACGTGCCTTTTCTACCTGTGCTGGTTCATCAATAAACTTAATGTTCTCACCACCTCGTTGTTGCCAAATAGCCCATGCACGTTTTGGGTCTTTGCGTAATGCCTCGTAGGACATCCCAGTCATTGCGCTGTACATTCTCCATACAACATCCTCTCCACCTTCCTCGTTAAAGAAAATTAGTATTGGGCGTTTAACTTGGCTAGCCATGTGAGTTACTTCACTTACCCACATAGCAGTTTTACCCGTCTCAGTTCGTGCGAATATGTGTCCTAAGTTACCCTTACGTAATGTACCTAAAGACTGGTTCAGGCAGTTAAGCCTCCAAGACAAACCTGGCTCAAGTACCTCTTGCTTAATTAACTCATTAATGTCTGTTGTTACATATTCAACTTCTTCTTCTGCCACGGTGACACTCTCGCGCTTAGCTACTTCTACATCAAGTTTATCTACTGTACTTCTACCCTCTGCTACGTCTAATGCCAAGAATGCTATGTTAGAAGCCCATGCCCTTGCAAGATGTGATTCAAGGTATTTTATAACACTCTCGTCACTTGCATCTGAATTCTTTATCTGGACAATAACTTTCTGAACAGCCTCTCTGTCGCCATCCTTCAATACTGGATAGTTAGCAAGGTAGTTAGCCTCTAACTCTGTCAAGCTAGTAGCAGGTAGTGAGTTAAATACCTTACTCAAAATAGGGTAGTTCTGTTTAATGAAGTCCACGTTTAGTGCAGAATGGTACTTATCGTACAATTCTTTATTGTTTACAAAGACTTGTACTATTTTATGTTCAATCATGTAAATTCTCCTTTACTTAACATTTGTTATCTGTTACCCTAATTAATTATATAATTAATAATAATTATATATCTCTTAAAAGATATATAATTATATATATATTATAATAATACCTTTTCTAAATCCTTGTTGCTGTAGTCTTTAGGGTCTTTCTCTGTAATGATACACTCAACCTTGTTACCTGTCAACTCTGTAGCACGTCTACTTGCAATAATGTTCCTTGTTGCCATATCCCTATCACCGTAAATAGCAATTCTCTTGTAGCCTCGTACCGATTCCCACCATGCTGGCAAGACACTAGCACCTAACATTGGTATCGCTGTCACATACCTAGCGAGCTTTATCGCGCTTATGACATCCTCACAAAACACCAGCATATCTAAGTTATCCCCGTACTTTACCATTGGTTTAGTGCCACTCGACATATACTTTACTCCCTTGCCGAAGTTTCTAGCACACCAATAATCAGGCGTATGTAGCAAAACTAAATAATTTGTACCGTTATCGTATGACATTCTGAATTGTGCCATCTCTAATGGTGTCAGGTTGTACCCTGTAAGCCACGTTAAGGCATCTCTAGAGAGTTCTCTTGTCAAACTTAGCCCATTGCATACCTTAGCATCTCTCACGGCGTTAAACTGGCTTAAAACACGTTTAGTTTTTCTATACCCGCAACCAAAGCAATGGAATCCATCGGTATATTCTGCCAAATTATCACGACTCCCACATTTCTCGCATGGTAGCATTTGGATAAGCGACATTATTCTGCCTCTGTGCCTTTCTCTATTACATCCTCATCGTAACTGGATATAACATCGATTAAATCTTTAACTTCATAATGACACCCAGTACATAAATCCAAAAACATTCCTGAGTGGGTTTTCCTGACTGATTCTGCATCAGATAGTGCTTTATTACATGATAAACAGCGCATAATATTTCCTTTTTAAAAATGTCAAGTGTTATTTTAATAAATTATTTTTGTCTTGGTCTACGTAAAATTCAATCATACCACTAATATAGGCTTCAATTTCCATTAATTTGCTATCACTACTTTGACTTAAGTCTGTTGTAACTCGCGCAACTAACTCCCCAAAACATTCGACAATGTCTTGAACATCCATAAAATCCAATAAACTGGAGGACATCCCGTTAACTTCTAAATCGTCTTTAATTTCTTCAACTGACATTGTGTCATAACAAGAATTATTTAGCATTTCTTCATCTCCAGTAAAATCAATTTCGTGTAAAAGTTTAGTAAAGTTCATTTTGTACCCCCATTTGTATTTAAAACACCTGCCATGTACACCCTCACACCATCATTAGAGCGCGTAGCGGTGCGAACGTGTGCAAAGCCATGCCTGTCTATTAGTTGAACTTCAAAAGTCCGTACAGGCTCTTTATACGCCTGTTCATAAAGTTCATTAATTGTAAACAAATTTAAAATTAATAACAAGAATAGCGCAAATGTTAATGATATTACAATATTCATTCTGGCAACCTTTCCACTCTATTAGTGGTGAAATACTCTCGGCTCACTTCACCATCTTCACGAACATTCAGTCCTTCGTAGTGTTTAAACGCCTCGTCTTCTGTATCTGCCTCAATAGTTACCTCATAGTTTATTACTTCACTACCATAAAATTTAAATTTACTCATGTCAACACCTTTATTAAAAAGTTTATTAGTAAATAGCATATATACCCATATATTGCAAAAGCCAATGCTATGTATAAAAAGTTAATTATCTGCCTCATCGTTGTACTCCTCTTCATTAGGTTGTAAATCGCTCTCGTCAAAATTTAATAAGTCCGTGTTTACTTCGTCATCATCCATCATTTTACTTTCCCTTTATAATTTACCTATTCAAATACCTATTCATAATAAATGCTAAATGATTGATTATGAATGGTAAATTGACTATGTTACTTATTCAAATACCTATTCAAGAATCCAGCCATGTTATTAATGCACCATAAAATAAATAACTTAGTATTGCAATTATAACATATAAAACCCAATCGTGCTTCATTTTAACCCCTTTCTAGTGTTTAGTTATATGCCACATGGTATAATACATTTTTAAATTTTAAACGCTTTCTGTTATAAAAATTATTTTTAGTGATGAAATCTACTGCTGTTAAACTTGTCATTATACTACCTCCGATTGTTTGTTTATAAGCAACAGTTACTCTTCATTATCTCTACACCAATTCCCAACACCTGATTGATATCCGTGACTATGACTAATCGTCTGAATATCAGTAAAATTATCCTTTTGCACATCGTCTACACCATTATACCCTGCTTTATATGCTATAACGTAAACCTTCTTATCATAATTTAATGCTTCAACCATCTTTTTTTCTATAACTCTCATTGTATTTTCTCCAATTGTTTGGCTAAACTAGCCCAATAAGACACGTTTTAAAATGCCTTAATAGTCTATCTAAGCGTATTGTTTTACTACGAACCCGCTAGTATCTTGCTTGGCTTTTCCCTTAGCGTATAGTGCAACGATACTGTTGCGGTTGTCCAAATGCCTAACATCAGAATTGTCACCTGATACTACATAGCGATTCATGAATTTAAGTGGAATATTTTCCACCTTATCGAAAACCACCGCAATCCTAGCAAGCTTGTCATTAGCTAATGCTTTTTTAACCGCGCTTTGATAAGTAGCCACTCCGCTATAACTGAATGTCAAATCGTAGTTTGGTGGTAAGTTTTTGCGTGTTGGTAGTTTGGTATAATCGTAAAACTGGACTTCTGGAAAAGCGTTAAAAACATTATTAAAGCCTAAGAATTCAATATTCTCGAAGGTTATATCTGAAGTACCATTAAGGCGCACCAAAGGCGTTAAACCTTCTCGTTTCGCTTTTCTAACAAGCGTATTGATTGAGTATTCTAAGTCCAGCATAAAATTCTCTCTATCATCAAAGAAGCGGTTCGTCTTATTGATACGTGCTTGCTGTACGTTTGAAAATGCACCACGCCCCGCCGTATATAGGCAAGCTTGTTCACACCCCGCCTTTTTAGCCATAGGACATACGTTGCGACCGCTAATGTCAGAAGGTGCAAGGTATAAGATACCAGTTAAAAAGCCTATGCTATTCCCTTTAATGGTTTTGGCATCGTTCCCGATTGATAGTATTAGTTTACGTTTCATTATATATATGCTCCATTGTGTTGTTAATCGTGTGGCTTAACTAGCCCCACAATGCCCTGTTAAAGGCATTGAAAGATAGTTAAACTAATCAAAGTGTAATGCTTTCAAAGCAAGAACTTCTGCACGTTCATGCTCTAACCCCATGCCCTTATCAAAGCCAAGATATAATTCGGTTTTGGTTGACGTGTAAGAATACCATGTTTTACCGTCATCACGTTTTGTTGCGTTCATTAACATTGGCTCTTTTACTAATCTTACAAATGCGATTAATTCCTTCTGCATACTGAATAGTTTAAAGCCGCGAACTGTACGCTTATAAAATCCGTTGCACGTTCCGCCTTTGGTGAATAGACTATTTGTAAATTCATTATCATTTAAAGCATATTGCATATTGTTAAAAGTAATCATTTTATATTCCTATTGTTTGTTGTGGTGTTATCACATTGTGTTAGTTTAATTTAAATGATTTTATACTAGAATCACCAGTGGTGTAACATTTCATATCTAACATTAAAACAGTGTCATCATCATATAGTTTAGAATCAAAATAAACTTTATTAATATTGTCATCGATGTAATAGCCTGAAGGTTTAAAATCAGAATCCATAGTAATATACTCAAATCCTTGTTCTTTTAAATAATTCATAACGAGGCGGTGAAGTTTCGTTTTAAGTTTCATAATAATTCCTTTGTGTAAGTGAAACCCCGAAGGGTCTCGTTAAATTAACCTGCTTTGATGTTAGCGCCTACAGTATCAACGCAGAAGTATACCATTGCATGAAACTTAGTAACTCCCCAACGGTAATCTTTACTAAAGCGAAAGCCAGTTAGTTTCAATACTGGTGTGATTAATGTTGCATTTAGTTTCCTCATTTTTATTTCTCCTGTTGTGTTGTCTTGCTCGATGTAGTAATTATATAGGTTTATAAAATATAATCTAATTGTAATAATTAATCAAACAATCGACTTAAATTAATTAAACTTATCAATGGGAAAATTACTTGGGAATCAATAGACTATATATGTATAAGTATATATGGGGAAATATATGGTGTCATATAGCACCACAATACAGACTTATTCTAGGGGAAATATTAGATGACAATGGTAATGATAATGATTCGTATTAACTAATGATAATGATAATCATTCAGGGGGGGGTGCATACGATTGGGATTGAGTATGATTATGTACCACTACTAATATATGAGAGGGTATTTAACAAGGGGGAATATAACTGATAATAAATTGGGTGACGGTAGGACATGTCACTTAGGGCTTCGGTTACCCCTAGGTAACCTCTTAATCAACTACCTATTACATCACCTTGAATTACCCAAGCTAAAGCCTACTAGTTAAAGTATGAATTAGCTCAAGTAACTTGGAGAGTACCTTAGTGGCATCACCCGTCATTAACCCTTTTCTCAGCTAGCAGAAATGTTTATAAACTAAACACCCCCTGTGTCCACTCTGAGATTCGCTCAGTGCGTTACCTTTGACACTCCCACAGTAGGTAACTATATTACTTAGTCAATCCCTGTCGTAGATTATCCCGACGAATTGACATTCTATACTTATAGTATATCATGATTCCTACATCTTGTCAACTACTATTTACAATTAGTTTATAGGGGATAAAAATAATACTTGACAAACTTATATATCTATGTTATACTATTTATAACGCTGGTAAAAGGAAGACAATGGAAATACCTAAGATAGAGGTCCTTGTAGCTGAGGAGAACCCTAAGAAAAAAGGTGGCAAGAGAGTTGGTGCAGGTAGACCTTCTCTAGTACGTAAGAATAATGAGAGGATTGCTCAGGGGCTTGAACCCCTCTCGCATCCTAAAAAGAAGCAGATACAGAAAAGTAAAGCCATTCTTCCTGAAAAGAAGAGGGCAAGGGGTCAAGAGATACTAGCTCAGATGCTAGGTAAGAAAAGTCAAGACATTGTGCAGAAGGTGCTAAATAAAGCATTGAACGATGAAGACCCTGACCAGTTAGCTTGTTTAAAGATAGTGATGGATAGAGTTATCCCTGCTGACTATCTAACGAAACAGAATAATAAGTCTAGTGCCATTACGATTCAGATTATGGGTGTGGATGCTACAATTAGTGGAGAAACAATTGAGAATGAGACTGAAATAGATGAGTAAGTTTACCCCTTTTGCTATTATACCAAAGAGACCAAAACCATCTCAGAAACCACGAGCCTTATACAAAAGTGAAGATAAATTTTTTAGAAATAACCCAACAGTAACTGGCATGGCATCTGAAGATGGCAACATAATTATTAACCCTTACTCTTCACTGACTGATGAAGAAAAAAACGCAGTTATGATAAATGAATCTGCTAGGCTGCACATGAGAAAAATGGGAACACCTAACGTTAGTTTAACAAAAGAACAAGAAAATAATTTAGCAGGTACATCATACTCAACAGGGTCTTTGGAAGACCAGAGAGCTACTATTCTTGGAAGGATTTTATCAGGTGACCCTTCAGGAGGCACTCCAACTATGGAACAGTTAGAGGCTTTAAAATCTATGGCACACTTAAAATACTATAAATGACCCAGTTAGCGGTAAAATTACATAACAAGCAACTCGAGATATTCAACGACAACCACAGATTTAAAGTGTGTGCTGCAGGACGAAGATTTGGTAAGAGTAGGTTAGCAGCTTGGACTCTTATTATTGAGGCGTTAAAGAGTACAGAGAAAGATGTATTCTATGTAGCTCCTACGTTCCAACAAGCAAAAGACATTTTGTGGGGATTGTTAAAAGAAATTGGTCATGAGGT